CCTGCCAGGTTTAAAGTCATAGTTGCTGGACGTAGATGGGGAAAGACAGTGTTAAGTCTAATGTATTTATTAAAGAATGCATTTAACCCTGGAGAGCGCAGATGGTTCATTACACCTACTTATAGACAGGGAAAGATGATTGTATTTCCAGTATTAAGACAAATGTTTGCTACGTTTAATAATGCTAAATTAAATGAATCTGAGATGAGCGTTGTATTTGAAAATGGTGCTGAGTTAGCAGTAAAGGGTGCTGACAACGAACATAATTTAAGAGGCGTAGAATTAACCAAAGCTGTAATGGATGAAATGGCATATATAAAGCCACACGTATGGGAAGAGATTGTAATGCCTATGTTAGCTACAACGCAAGGAGAATGTTTATTTATAGGGACACCTAGTGGTTACGATATGATGTATGAGCTATATAGCAAAGGGCAATCAGAACAGAACTGGAAGTCTTGGCAGTTTACCACGTTACAAGGTGGCTTTGTAAGTAAAGAAGAGGTTGAACTTGCTAAAAGGACTATGGATGAAACTGTATTTAAACAAGAGTTTGAGGGGTCATTTGAAACAACTGGCAATAGGGCAGCATGGAACTTTGATAGAAATATTCATTGCGTTAAAGCTAAAGATATGTCTAATAAGTTGTGGTGGGGTTGCGACTTCAACGTTGATTTTAATACAGCAGTTTTATGCACAGAGTATACAGATGGCACTATACATTTTTATGAAGAGATAAGGTTAAAAAATAGCAACACTGAAGAACTTGCTATGGCTATGAAAAAAATAGCACCTAATATTGAATGCTACCCTGACCCTGCTGGTAAAGCAAGATCAACAACTAGCAGAAGAAGTGATCATCAGATACTAAGGGATCATGGGTTTATTATTAGAACTAAAAAAAGACACCCGAGCCATATAGATAGGCTTAATAGTTTAAATAGAAAGCTAAAAGATGCCGAGGGTAAAATAGGTATGACGGTAGACCCTAAATGTAAATTTTTAGTAAAAGACTTAGAGCAATGCCAAAGGGACAAAAGAGGCGGACTCGCTAAAGATAACATGGAACTAACTCATGCATTAGATGCGTGTTCGTATGGAATAGAATACAAGTTTCCTATTAAAAGAATGATAGGTACAACTAGAAAATGGTAAGAGGTTGATATGTTCAATTTTGGTAAAAGCGTAAATAGGATTTTAATTCCTGATCTTTCAGAACAAGCTGTATTGAAGAGCGTAATAGATGCAGGAGAGAATTATCTTGCTCAACAGGATTACAATATGATGGAGTCCTTGGACTTTTATTATAATAATAACCTTGATAAACATATAGAGCCTTGGTTTGCGAGTGAATCGTTAAGTCAGGTGCCTCCCTTTATCGGTTCTTGCGTTCCTAGGTTTGCTAAGGCAAGGATGATGATTTACAAAGAAACTGCTAAAAGAATGATAGCAGGGGAGGTAAATGATGACTACAACGGCATTACCTATAGGCTAAACACTAAAACTCGTGAATTAAGCGAATTAGCATGGTTATTGGGGTGTTGCTATATGAAGTCAAGGTACAATGAAAGGCTTAATAGGTTAGAATATGAGATTCTGCCGAACGTTCAAGAGTATTATGTAAATGGTGAAACAGAACCTTTCGCTTATAGTTATGAAATAGAAAGCATGGATGCTACTAAAAAAAGATTTGTATTTTGGTCTGAAGATAGGGAAGGCGTACAGGGTATGCATTTTGAATATGATGAAAAGGGTAACAGGTACGCAGTAAAAGATAATTTGGATATGATAAACCCCTATGGTCTTATGCCTATTAGTAAAGTTGAATTCAGTAAATCTTCTTACGATGTGACAAGAGCTGGTTTACATATAGCGATAGCAATGACTGAGATTGCTTTGTCAGTAAGGTTTAGACTTGGTCAGCCTGTATTTACAGGTATAGAGGAAGGTCAAAGCAAATTAACAGCTGGAATAGATAATGCCTATATCCTACCAGAGGGTGCTTCTTTTAGTTATGTTGCTCCTGGCGGAAGCCTCATAGAGTTAATAGAAGCGACTAAATCTATGGCTAATCAAGTTGCAGAAAATAATCAACTTAGAATTAGGTGGGGCGAATCAGGTGGTAATGCCCCTAGTGGGGAAGCTTTACGCATTTTAGAAATAGAAAACTTAGAAGCTAGAAAAACCGATGAGGCTATATTTAGAGAGTTTGAGCAAGAAAGATATAAAATAGACAGAAGAATACTAGAAGTTCATAATGTACTAAACTTACCTGAAGAATATTCTGTAGACTTTGGTGAAGTTACTTTTCCTTTATCGCCTAAGGAAGAGCGTGAAATGTTATCATGGAAGCTAGATAATAATATAATTAGCCAAAAAGATTTATTATTGTATTATAACCCCGATATGAGCGATGAAGAACTTGAAATGAAATTAAACGGCATTATGGAAGAAAATCAACAAGTCGCTAATAGTCAGCAACCTGCCCAACCTCAACAACCAACTTTTGAAGGATTAAGAAAACTTGGCGAAGTTAGTATTTAATTATTTAGATAAAATAGACAGGCTAGATGATAAAATCGAAGAGGATGCTGAAAATATCCTAAAAGCTATTAACATAGATGATTTATTAAAAGACCCTGAAGGCTATTTATTACAACTTAGTGATGCTTTTCTTAAAGACCACTTAGAAGAAATACAGAAGGCAAAGGTTGAAGGGCAGAAGTTTGCTATCCAAATATTAAAAGAATCTTAATGCAATTTAGTTTAGATATAACAAAAAAATTTAACCTTAAAAAAATAAAACTAGATTTACATAGAGAACTAAATGACGCTGGTGCAATCATAAAAAAAGACCATTTTAATAGGTTAGAAAGAGGACAGGGTGTTACTGGACCTTTAAAAAATTTAAAAGATTCAACCATAGCTTCTAAAGGGTTTGATCAAATATTAGTAAATACAGGAAAAATGCGCAATTTAATTTTAAACAAAGCCAATAAAAACAAACAAGAGATTACTCTTCATCCTGGAAGAAAACAAAAAAGGAACGGAGTAACTAATGAAGAAATTGGTTCATTTCATCAAACGGGGGCTGGTAAACTTCCTAAAAGGGAATGGTTTGGAATTACTAAAGAATCCGAAGCAAAGTGTTTAAAACTCATAGAATTAAAAATAGACAGAATATTAGAGAATGCCTGAAGAAAACATTAGCCTTGAAATAATTATAGCAAACAAGCTAAGTAAAAGTGCTGTTGAAACAACTTTAACCCTTGAAGAGTTAATAAACTCAATGTTGCAAAGTGGTATGAGTAAAGAACAAGTAAGGCAAGTCTTATTAAATGATTTAAATAGGGGTGGTAGGATATTTGGAACTTATAAAAATCAAGTAAAAAATACAGTTAAGAACGGTGTAGGCATAAATGCTAATACCTCAGCAAGAAAAACATTTGAAGAAGCTGGTGTACAAAGATATCAGTGGGTAAGCGTCGGAGATAAAAGCGTTTGCGCTGACTGCGAGCCAAGGCACGGTACTGTAGATACGCTAGAATATTTTAGAACAGTAGGTTTGCCGAGGTCAGGTTTTAGTATATGTCAAATGAACTGTAGATGTCAAATATTACCCAGCACATATAAATCTGAAAACTTAGATAAGCCATTATTAAAAAAAGATAGATAATTTTATTGTAGGCGTTTTAAAAAAACTAACATTACTATAAATTTAATTAACTAAAGAGGAAGGCAGAATGTCTGAAACTACAACAGAAGCAGTACAAGATAATGTACAAGAGGTGGCAACTGATAGCCAGAACCAAGAGTCAACTAACCCTGAAGTTGGTAATTTAATTGCAGAAAGCAAAAAGTATAGATCAAGGGCACAAGAAGCTGAAGCAAAATTAGCAGAGCTAGAATCCATTAAAAAACAACAAGAGGAAGAGGCACTTGCTAAGAATAACGAATGGGAAACCTTAGCCAATAAAAGACAATCAGAATTAGATGCTATTCAATCTGATTATGAAAGACTTAAAAACGCTGAGAATGCCTACAAAGAAGAATTGCTTGATCAGTTTCCAGAAGAAGAACGTGAGGCAATGAAATCACTCACTGTTGAACAATTACGAATAATTAATGAAAAAGTAGCTGTAAAAGAAAAAGATGTCCCTGATACAAGTTCTACTCCAGCAAGAGCAACAAATCCAACTAACAAAAATTGGGTTGAGATGAATGCCGAAGAACGGAGAGCAAATTGGGGATCTATTCTTCAAAGCTACGTCAAAAGGTAAATTAAAAAATGGCTAAACATTATCAAGGTAGTCCAGTCACAAATACTACAGATCAACATTTCATTCCTGAGATTTGGTCAGAAGGTATCTACAAGTTCTTTGAAAGAAAGACTGTATTTCGTGGCTTGATTGAAGATTATAGTGCATTAGTAGGTTCTAAAGGTTTTGGAGATGTAGTTCATGTTCCAGAGATTAGTCTTATTAGTGCTTCAGATAAATCTGCTGGATCAGATGTTTCTTATGATGCAACTGCAACCACAGAGACTCAACTGTCTTTGAACAAACATAAGTATGTTGCAAAGCTTTTCGAGGATATTACATTAATACAGGCAGAAGCCGATTTAGTGGAAAAATACACAAGAATGATGGGTGAAGCTTTAGCAAGACAAGTAGACGCAGATATATGGTCTGAGTTAGATGGCTTAAATGAATCACAAGCTTTAAGTGCAGACGATA